CTAATTGTGTCTGTCCACATCCCCAAATGTAAAGATATAAGGAGCACCATGATACAGTTGGATCTGATTTACATCCTGTAAATTCTCGTCGATAGCCACCCCTGGAAAATCATGTTGCTGGATAAATCCGTATCCTATGTTAGACACAGCGGAATACTCTGTGAAATCAGGACTCGCCTCATATCGGTCACTGATCGTACCCAGTCTTTCGAAGAAAGCCCTCTCATTCTTTTCATGCCTCATGGCAGCCTGTCGAAGGGCATTCAGGTTACGTAGTCTAAGATGAGCTTCTCGTTCTGGCTCTGCATATCCTTTGAAGTCGGGAACACTCCATCCCAGCTCTTGAGCGACACGACGTGCGAGAATCTCGGTGGGTCCTAGCTCTATATTACTATCTCCAGATGGATCGCTGGCCCCAGTAACATGATGAATAATCTCGTGAATCAGTCCTTCCTGCCACGATGGCATCTCATAAGAATCAGTATCTGGCGCAACACTAAAACTGACATAAGGCTCTTCGTTCTCGTTTTCTCCTGCCTCGCAAATGGGGAGAATTGGTTCTTGCCCGACATCGTATCCATATAATTCGTTACAGGTTAGTGATTGAATATCATCAATTTTGATAGCAGATTCTCCGTTAAGCTCGTATTCGTTTCTGTATTTAATGCAACCAATGTGTACCTCCTCATTATGAATGCCATAGCTTACGGCATCACGAAATGTTTGTGATCGGCTCAACGCATCAAGTACAGTGTTGCCAATCATATCGACCGTATGCTGATCGATGAGCCTGCTACGGCTGTCATGGACGGCGCGAATTACACTTTCGTATACGTTGCTTAAATCTGCTGCGGAAAGCGGTATTCGCTTGCCTATATCCAAAACGTAATCCGCATAGGCATTTTCAGCACGATTAGGAGCAACGGCAGCAGAGTATCCAGCAGGGGAAAAAAAGTTGAAGCCAGGTTGGAGAACGGGAATTTTCATATTGATACTTAATATGGTTTTATATATTTCAGTGCCACCAATTCACTAGCCCAGACGATAACGGACAGCATAGCTTTTATCCCTGCAAGGCAGGTGTTCCAACGAGTAACAGGAACGTTTAAAGCTCCCATACACATGTGAGCTAATGACACCACAATGGTAAACCTTCCTTATCGTAGCAAAGCTTACCAAGTTTAATGAGCTGTCTGCCCTGTGATTTGCAATATATATTGGCATCACGTAGCAACAGACATCAACGCCATGCTAATGGATAATACTGCTCAAAAATATCAGTAAAATTTCCCTTTGCATGGCTTGTTAATATATCAGCTAAAACCGCAGTGCATGAAAATGCATTATTCCGTCCTTGCAACCTGTCCCTGACATCATCATAAAACTCTCTTTTGTTAAATATCTCAGATGCCAGTTTATATGCCTCTTCCAAAAGACCATTTGCATAACGACGCAGGATCTCAGGAGACTCATGCTCCGTTCCAAATATATCAGATGACGAGTACTTACAAAAAACAGCACCTAAACAAAATAATATCTCAGCCTTTTCCGTATCTGAAAGACTCCCTATATTAGTTTTTTCTGTTATTGTTTTTAAATGTTCTGGAGCTAAACTCCAACCATCAAGATGCTCTTTCCATATAGCCCCAATTTTTTGTTGCTGAGTATAATCAACCATTTTTATTTCTGATTTATCAGATTCCAGAGCATCTATAAACATCTGCTTAAGTGAGACATCAGATATAATCTTATCTAAAAAATCAGGTAAGAAAACACGCGAGCACGCTTCATTATATGCTTCACTAAACAATGGAAATGACTGTGAAAATAATTTCCCAAGTGTATAATCGTTAGTATTCTGGATCTCTCCATCTTTAAACAAAAAAAATGATTTCCAGTATGTTGAAGAATCAGAAGATAACATACTATACATATCATTTAAAGATAACATCATTTCCAGATTATCATCCGATGATGACAGTAAAATCCAGTTATATGCATCATTAAAATCATTCCAGTCTGGCTTAGCAGAGCCATCACCTCTACCGAAATCGCTTTGCTGTGCAATTTTATTTACATTAGGGTATTGCAGATATTTATCATATAATTCCATGAACTGATTTTTTGCTCCTTCATACTGCATACCATAAGCAGCCATTTGTATAAATACATCATTGCACGACAACATTTTTTCTGGATGTTTTTCAAAATATATTCCAGCCTGTAAAAATGCACCATCGTTCATATTTTTAAATACAGGGCCATCTCTCATATCGCCCGGAGGATACTTAGACCACCAGTCTGTCATAGTATTATAATAACGACCGGATATATTCTGAAGCCATTCCTGAACATAAGAACTTGCAAGATATGGAGGAATACTGAAAGCATTACTCAACGACAATGTCGCATAGGGATTAAATTTATCAAATATATCCACTGGTAATGTTCTTATCAGGTCCTCCACAGATCGAACTTTTTCATCGTTATATTTTGAATCAACTGAATTAATTGTTCGCATGACAGAAGTATCTGGAACTCTGCTGCTGTCAAGAACAGAGTTTATGTTCTCTGAACCCACCGGAATATGTATCTGACAACAAGCTAAACCAATGCTATTATTTTGCACAGATAAAGATATATTATCTTGTTCTAAAATAGCACCTCTAAGCTCCATCCCGGGAACTATAATAGCCCCCGCCAACTGTGCATCTTTCAGGTCTGGAGGTGTTTCTTTAAATGAAGAACCAATAAACGATGCGCTGTTAAGATTAGCACCACTAAAATTAGCTCTATCAAACGATGCGCTGATTGTGCTATTTGTCAAATCAGAGAAAGATAAATCACACTCCTCCAGAACAGAATTCTTGAAAGATGTGTTTTTCAGGGATGCACCTGACAGGTTACAGCCACTAAGATCAGCATCATCAAATCTGGAATCAGAAAAATTTACTGATGCAAAATTCAGCCCTGCAAGACTTAGACCTGACAAGTCACATCCAGAGTAATTTAATTGTTCAGCAGACTCTTCCCCCGTTCGGTTAGCTGACAACCACATTAAGTCAGCAGTAAGCTCAGCTTTGCTCAGGCAGGCACGGCCTTGACTGGCATCATATGCAAGGAATTGACATTGCGATTCATTTAATGAATTACATCCATTTAAATATACGGAATTCCTGAGCGTCTCAGGAAAGGAACCATCTATATGTTTCAAAGAACTACAATGGCATAAAGATAAATTACTGACATTGTCAGGTATGCTGCAATTTATAACCTCTAATGATGAACATCCAACTATACTTAATGAAGATAAGTTGGGGGGTAAACAGTTTATTGATTTAAGCTCTGTACATCCATTCAATACCAGTTCTTTCAGAGAACCTGGAAGCAAGTCTGGTAATGTTGTTATTGGCTCACTGATTGATAAAGTCTCTCCATTAGTACTTATAACATTAAGTATTTTTGATGCAACCTCATGACGATTTTCGCTGAATTCTCCCTCAGCGCACCACTTTTCGAGTGCAACTTTAACATCCTCGTTAGATGGTGAACCTACAGGACTTTCAAAATATATTACTCCAGAATTTACAGAGATATTTGTCGTGGGCAGCATTTATCGCACTCCTTCAACTTAGTCCACTGAAAATAACACCAATAAAAAATTAAACATTATTTACAACAAAAGACTCTGTTTTGGGATCAAAATAACACTCATCTTTTCTCATAATCATTGATTCTGTTATTGGCTCTCTACTTAATGGATGTGGAGAACCAGATATAACTAACTTTAACATTGCATTTTTATCATATAGGTTACAAACTTTTGCACTTACAGAGTTCTTTATAAAAACACCATTATCTGGAGCATCTAATATTATTGGACACTTGAGATGTTCTTTTGAAAAAAAAACTCTTCCGAATGTACAGGAAAAGAACTTGAAAGTATTTTATAGCATATACCTAATGGTAAAAAACTCAGATGAGTATCAATTACAGAGGAAATTTGCCATGAACGAAGCCTTTTGGCTGACTCATTGCTACCATTTAACCCTAACTCTAATAATGTTTTTAACATCCCATCCTTACAACCAGAAACTAAAAAAACGTCAGGGCGTTGATAATAATGAATACCAACTTTCTGCCCATTTATAGTAATATCTTTCGTTATTAGGTTTTGTCTGGCAGCTTCACGTAATATTTCAATACTCTGCAAAGCAACATTTGATGAAATGCTGGATGTTATCAATGGCATATGTCATTTACCCCAACAAGACTAAATTTTAGAAAAAACAACTGCCGGGACAACTTTCGCCCCCTGTAACCCCAAATAAGATGTCAGATTTATCGGCATTAATTTATCTCCCTGTTGAATTAGCTCCTCTATCATCTACTTAACAAATATCCCCCGGACATTGCAACACAAAAACCGGAGCCGGACTCCGGTTTTGTGAAGCTGTCAGGTTACTTCATCCCGCCAATATTTTCCCACGTCCCGTCAGCACGCAGGATTTGCAGCGGTCTTACCACGCACTGTATCATCCTCCGTCATGGCACCGAGAAAATCATTCAGCGTACCCGGTTGAGAATCTTCATACACGGTGATGGTCCCGGCATGTGACGGCGGGAATCCTTCCACCAACAGAATGACGCTGTACTGACCGTACTCAACGTCCATGCTGTAACGCCCGGCTTCATCCGGATTTTCTGAGGCCAGCGTGTTCACCACCACAGTGGTACTGTTACGTTTTGCTTTCAGCTGGATTGTGCAGTTCTGTACCGGTTTTCCTGTGCCGTCTTTCAGTACACCTGAAATCTTTACTGCCATATTCACCCCACAAAAAAGCCCGCCTGAACAGGCGGGCTGTCATAACACGGTGTTACCTGGCTAATCAGAATTTATAACCAACACCCACGATGAACCCGTCTGGTCACGCAGCTGGTTGTCGCAGTGCCAGCACAACACCATTGCGCCGGTACCATAACGGTGAATGACAGTTTCGCTGTGATGATAATCGCCGTGTGGCCACTGGCAGGATTTAATATGGCGCAACAGCCAGTCAGACAATGCACCAGCACCACCAGCAGCACGAATCACCCGTGCGTTACTGAAAAACGGCAGCAATGTTTTGTCTTCCACCAGCGGCTGGCGAACGGCAGGAACGACCCCGGACGGCAGATTACGCATGCTTTTCGGTTCCGGCTCCATCAATACCCGGGTATTGTGGAATACTGGCATGGATTCACGGCCCGGCTTAACGATCACCAGCCCGAGTTCCGGTACCAGAACAGGTCGAAGTAATACCCGCACGTTACCTCCAGATGCGTTGCTGGAATGTGCGAGACGGACGCGGTGGGCGTTCAGAGTAAGGAAGCCTGACGGAGATTATCCAGTGACGGTAGTCGAGACTAAGGGCTTTCTTAACCTCGTATCCGCGCCTGCGGTAACACTGAATTGTCCATTCAGCCTGCTCTTCAGTACATGGAGGGTGTTGGAACCATTCAGACTTGAATGCGTGAGAATACCGCTCGTGCGTGCAGGCAAGAACGGGCGAATTATCAGAATTGTAATATTTTACGTTGCGTGCCATCGGTTTTCTCCGGTGGCACGGTGTTACTCAGCGGGAGTTCAGCCCCGCGCAAGATTGTAGATGAGTTTATTCTTCTGCAAAAGCTGAAAAGCCTGCTTTTATTCCGATCTCTTTCAGTGCCTGTAATGAAGTGACAAACTCACCTTCGCGCAAGATAAATCCGTCTGTCACTCGACCATCCACAAAATTAATTAACGCAGCCCCATTCTTTCGCAGTAAGCGTAAACTGACCGCCGTATGTAGCCATCAGACGAGAATTGGTAACTTAGACGCCCATCTGACACAGACGGACATCTAAGTATGGAATTACAGGACTGGCGAAAAGAACCTCGTAAAAAGTATTCGAATGAATTCAAACTTCGTATGGTTGAACTGGCATCACAACCTGGAGCTTGTGTTGCACAGATTGCACGAGAAAATGGCGTCAATGATAATGTTATTTTCAAATGGCTCAGGCTCTGGCAGAACGAAGGGCATGTTTCGCGGCGTCTTCCGGTAACAACCTCTTCTGACACTGGCGTTGAATTATTACCTGTAGAAATAACGCCGGATGAGCAGAAAGAACCTGTGGCGGCCATTGCGCCGTCTTTATCCACTTCCACTCAGACCAGAGTCAGTGCCAGTTCCTGCAAGGTGGAATTCCGTCACGGTAACATGACGCTGGAAAATCCATCGCCAGAGCTGCTCACGATGTTAATCCGCGAACTGAGCGGGAGGGGAAGATGATTTCACTCCCATCAGGTACCCGTATCTGGCTCGTTGCCGGCGTTACCGATATGTGTAAATCCTTCAACGGACTGGGAGAACAGGTACAACATGTGCTGAATGATAATCCCTTCTCCGGTCACCTGTTTATCTTCCGTGGCCGACGGGGTGACACCGTCAAAATTCTTTGGGCTGATGCTGATGGTCTGTGCCTGTTCACCAAACGCCTGGAGGAAGGCCAGTTTATCTGGCCTGCGGTACGTGACGGCAAGGTATCCATTACCCGCTCGCAACTGGCAATGCTCCTCGATAAGCTGGACTGGCGTCAGCCAAAAACATCCAGCCGTAACTCACTGACAATGTTGTAAAAAACTCCTGACCGCATTATAAAAACGGTCATGAGTCAGAAATACCTCATTCGCATCGCAGAGCTGGAAAGATTGCTCTCTGAGCAGGCTGAAGCCCTCCGTCAGAAAGACCAGCAACTGAGTCTGGTTGAAGAGACGGAAGCCTTCCTGCGCTCTGCACTGACACGTGCCGAAGAAAAGATCGAAGAAGATGAACGGGAAATAGAACATCTGCGGGCTCAGATAGAAAAACTGCGCCGGATGCTGTTCGGTACCCGTTCTGAAAAACTGCGTCGTGAAGTTGAACTGGCTGAGGCTCTGCTGAAACAACGTGAACAGGACAGCGATCGTTACAGTGGGCGGGAAGACGATCCTCAGGTTCCCCGCCAGTTGCGACAGTCGCGCCATCGTCGTCCGTTACCGGCACACCTTCCCCGAGAAATACACCGCCTGGAGCCAGAAGAAAGCTGTTGCCCGGAGTGTGGCGGTGAGCTGGATTATCTGGGGGAAGTCAGCGCTGAACAGCTGGAACTGGTGAGCAGTGCCCTGAAAGTGATCCGCACAGAACGGGTAAAAAAAGCCTGTACAAAATGTGACTGTATTGTTGAAGCACCGGCGCCGTCCCGCCCGATAGAGCGTGGTATCGCGGGCCCCGGATTACTTGCCCGCGTGTTAACGGGAAAATACTGCGAACATCTGCCACTGTATCGTCAGAGTGAAATCTTTGCCCGCCAGGGTGTCGAACTGAGCCGGGCCTTACTCTCCAACTGGGTTGACGCGTGCTGCCAGTTAATGACACCGGTGAATGATGCCCTGTACCGTTATGTAATGAACACCCGCAAGGTTCACACTGATGACACACCGGTAAAGGTACTGGCACCGGGTCAGAAAAAGGCGAAAACAGGGCGTATCTGGACGTATGTCCGGGATGATCGCAATGTGGGTTCGTCATCTCCTCCAGCGGTCTGGTTCGCGTACTCGCCGAACCGGCAGGGGAAACACCCGGAGCAACACCTCCGTCCCTTCCGGGGTATCCTGCAGGCGGATGCGTTCACAGGTTACGACAGGTTGTTCAGTGCAGAACGTGAAGGTGGTGCACTGACAGAAGTTGCGTGCTGGGCCCATGCCCGGCGAAAAATCCACGATGTATACATCAGCAGCAAAAGTGCGACGGCAGAAGAAGCCCTGAAGCGAATCAGTGAACTGTACGCCATCGAGGATGAAATACGGGGATTACCGGAGTCAGAGCGTCTTGCCGTCAGGCAGCAGCGAAGCAAAGTGTTACTGACGTCGCTGCATGAATGGATGGTGGAGAAGAATGGTACGCTGTCGAAAAAATCCAGACTGGGCGAAGCGTTCAGCTATGTACTGAATCAGTGGGATGCCCTCTGTTATTACAGTGATGACGGTCTGGCGGAGGCGGATAATAATGCTGCGGAAAGAGCGCTTCGTGCAGTCTGTCTCGGAAAGAAAAACTTTATGTTCTTTGGCAGCGATCACGGCGGCGAGCGTGGAGCACTGTTGTACGGGCTGATCGGCACCTGCCGTCTGAACGGTATCGATCCGGAAGCGTATCTGCGCCATATCCTGAGCGTACTGCCGGAATGGCCTTCCAACCGAGTTGATGAACTCCTGCCATGGAACGTAGTACTCACCAATAAATAAGCGTCAATACGGTGCTCCGTTGACGCTTACTGATCACCCGTTCATCCTCGCTGAAGGATTTCACCGTCAGCAGGGAACAGGCCCGTTTAAGAGTCACATCAGCCTCCTGAAAATAAAAAAACCGCCGCAGCGGTTCATGATGGTTACAGGGTGAACAGGGTTATATGAAAAAAAACGCATATTCTTTCTTTTTTGGCTCCGGATTCAGGGACATCAGGGATACCGCATTGAAGAGCGCCATCAGCGGGTCAATTTTCCCCCGTCCACTGGCCTGTTTGGTAATAAGGATGGCATTCCCCCTGGGCTCCACCCGGGCATTACCAACGCACCAGGCCATCAGGGGCTGGCCACCATGCACCAGTATCCCTTCAGCCAGTTTTCGCTCGGTGGTTTTAATGGCACCGCCCAGCTTCCAGCCCTGGCTTATCCCCACCACACTCTCATCGGGGATCCCGGCTTCCGTCAGTGAATCCAGAATCTGCCCCACGCCTGACGGGTCAATACCGATATGGTCCAGTAACTCAGCCTCATGAATACGGCGCACATACTCTGCCACTTCCGCCGTGTCATCCCCGACCCGACGGACAATGGTCATATCCCCACAGGCAACAAAATCCTGAAAACGGGATGCCTCACTTTTTCGTCTGGCCACCGCGGTTTCATGTGCCCAGGCATGCCCCCATCCCAGCCATTCGCGGGTCTCCCGATCGCGACCAGTCACGTACATCCCCAGCAGATCATCCAGCCCTCCGCCGTCAATCCCCACCGTCACCACATCAGCACGCTGCAGAATATCGTCCAGACTGATGCGCCTGCCCTACTGCTCCCAGAAATCCGCCCCTGCCCAGCGGTCAGAACGCAGGGCAAGACCAATTTCCACATTGGCGTGTTTTGACATGAAACCGCGGAAAGTCTCTTCCCCGGCTTCCCGGGCTTTACGATACTCCCGGTACAGAAAGGCCTCATCCACCGAATAACCGAGATTCGGGTTAACCATGGCGAGGTTTTCCATCAGCAGGTGCTCACCGCTCTCCACCATTTCAGGAGGATGCTCAAAAATCACCGGCAGAAAATGCGGATCATGAATTTTACCGTCGCGCACATCCCGGGCGTACTGCAGTTTCTGCCTGAACACCCCGGCAGGCGGCTCATTTGACTGGGTGGTTGTGTACACCACAAACCCTTCCGGACGTGAAGCCAGCCCGCCAATGGCTTCACGTAACATGTCCTCCGCCTTGTACTGCTTGCCAAACAGCCACAGTTCATCAATCAGCGTCCCCACGGACTTAATACCGGACACCGTATTCGGATCGGCTGCCACCACCTTCAGGGTGGTGTCCGTCACCCTGTGGGTGATGGTCCGGATATGTGTCTGCACCTGACAGAGGTCATCCAGATCATCGTCCCGTCGTACCATATCCCTGGCAGGGTTGAAGGCGTTGGCTGCCACCTCCACTGTCGGGGCCAGAATCGTGTAACCCGCCGCCTGCCGCCAGTTCAGTAACAGTGCAGTCATCATGATCCCCGCGGCCAGCGTGGACTTCGAGTTTTTCTTGGGGATAAGGATAAACACTTCCTTGATATGGCGAACACCGGTCTGCGCATCGTAGGAGCCAAACAGGGCCGCCACCAGGTCAAACACCCACGGTGCACAGGACTCCCCGAATGTCGGGCTACCCGGTGCATCCACAATTCGCAGTTGTTTAAAAATCGCCAGTGCATGTGCAGCCTGGTCCGGATAAATCGGAGCCGGAATAATCGACAGCCCCTTTTTCAGGCGCTCTGCCCAGTCCGGACATGCCGTGCTCCATACAGGTATCATCCGCTTTCCTCATTCTGGTTATTCACCACCAGTCGGGGAGGTGGTGGCACCGCAAAACGGTTAGCCGCTTTTTTCGCGGCATCACCTTTTGCCGATTTTTTACCGGCATCGCCTTTTTTATGGTGTGTGAACTGCGCCAGTCGCCAGGCCGCATCCAGTGCCAGTTTCGGGTCAATTATCAGGTTTTCCACCAGGATCTGCCCCATAGCTTTCACCGGATCGGGAAGACCATCCTCCATATATTCAATACCATGAGATATCACCGCGGGCGGAGGCATCTCCGGATTGTTTTCGTCCGGCTGTGGTATTGCAGCCACCTCACGGCGACGGGGTTTATCCTCCTGCTCTGATTTTTTCTGCCGGTAAACAGGAACCTCATCCACCTCCACCGTTTCGCACTGTTTACGGGCTATAAACGCGAGCACCTCCGGATCTTTTGCCAGCTGCGAGCCTTTAACCCTGGCGGTCTTCGCCGAATAACCGGCGGCAATGGCTGACGCTGTTTTGTTTTTCCCGGACATGAGCGCCAGCGCAAATTTTCGTTTTTGCGTTGTCAGCACAGCCTCCTCCCGGGTCCATAACGCACTCAGCCGGGTATGGTTCAGCCCATTTTTCCCGGCGTCTCATGCCGCAAATGTTAACTGCTGCCTGGTTAACATTTGCTGAAAAAGCCAGTTAACATTTTTTTCGCACAACAAACTGAATAATAAAGATAAAAACCGCAAAAATGCCCGGGCAGCCAGTTAACATGTTAACTGGCCTGAAACAGGAATTTTTTCTCTGCATGAGACGGGGGGCGGTGTCCGGGGCGATCGTTTTTTTCGCCGGATGATCCCCCCCCGGGGCGGGTCACAGTCCGATGATATCGTCTGCCCTGCCATGACCTCCGGACACCTCCGGCAGCGTCGGGTCCGGCATACCACTCGCCGTTTCACTGACTGACTTCTGGCGATGGCATTCGGTACAGAGCGTCCAGAGATTCGTCTCCTCATTACCACCACCGAACTGAAGTGCAATTCGGTGATCGAGTTCACTGTCACAGAGGTCAACCACACGACCACAGAGACAGCACTGCCCGGCATCCCTGAGCCAGATACGGCGCTTGAGGGAAACCCGGGCACTACCACTGACCCGACGCTGTTCACCCTTCAGGACATTCACCCGCCGGGTGTTCAGAGTTTTGATTCTGCCCGGTAACGTACGAAGCACAGCCATGTAAAATCCTCGCCATATAACTTGTCACCAGAGGAAAGAAAATGTCATCGAAAAACCGGACCCGCAGAACAACAACCCGCAACATCCGATTTCCAAACCAGATGATTGAACAAATTAACATCGCTCTTGACCAGAAAGGTTCAGAAAATTTTTCTGCGTGGGTCATTGAATCTTGCCGCCGGGAGCTGGCAGCAGACATAAAATATGCCCGTCAGTTGACTATAAAAAAGAATGATACACAGTATACTCTGCGATGGCTGTTCATATAACTATTTCTTTATATTGCTGAATTTATAAAAAATCACAGACATTAGCTGTATTAATTCCGAATTGAAATAATCAGCCATATAGAATAAAAATAAAGCATAACAATAATAATCTTCTACCCAATCAGTACATTACTGCTGTGACTCCAACACGGCAGTTTTTTTATTGAACAGATTCCAGTTTCTTCCACCATCGCACCGGATGGGCGACCATGAGGGGAGAACGCCGCGCTCCGTTTACGCGGTAAACCCCGGTGTGTATCGTTTTTGATTATCCCCGCACACTCTCGCAGAGGAGTCTCCCTGTCGGGCTGCGGTCTCTGTTAATGCAGGAATACGGCGACAATACCGCGCATGGATAATAAGGTCGCTCAACACACTGGCTGTAATTCAGCGGATACCATTCGGCATTTATCAGTATTCATCACACACTCAACGGTGAATTCTTCATGCGTGGCATTCACTTCATATGTTCGTGAATAACATTCAGTGCATTTACCTCTGAACACCTCTTCAAGCAGAACACGGCCATGTTGCAAAACACGGAACGGAATTGTTCCCTGAAAAGGTTTTACCGTTACCTGTAATTTCTTCATACATCCTCCGGATAATAAAAAGCCTGCTTAGTACACTGAGTGCGGATATAGTCCTGTGCCCCTTCCACCTGCTTCTGCATTGTCATCAATCGTTCTCTGAGGATGAAATAATCCCGTTCAGCGGTGTCTGCCAGTCGGGGGCCGGTTGCATTATCCACGCCGGAGGTGCCGGTGGCTTCACGCACGGTACCGGGGCAGGTGGCGTTGATCCGCAGGCGCTTACGACCAGCGGCAACATCAGCGCGCAGAGTTTCATTTTCAGCTCTCGCATCGGCTAATTCCCTCGAGTATCTGGCATCAAGTGCAGCAACATCACGCTGGCGCTGCTGCATATCAGTAATGGTTGCATTTGCCAGCTCCAGCTCACTGACTTTTTTATCGCGCTGCTCTTTGTAGGTTATGGCGTTATCACGGTAATGATTCAGCCCCAGACTAAGCGCACCACAGGCCACCAGCAGGGCAATGATGACCACGCACAGTACGCGGTTCATTTCACCACCAGCGTATCTGACCAATGAAATAACCGGAAGCCATAATCACAAACACCAGCCAGATAAGGATGAACTTCCAGGTGGATAATTTTTCAGCCATCATTCGAATCTCCCGAATCAGTTTGCTAAAATCAAACACACTTTCTCCTTTGACTTTTCCGGAGTCAGGAAACACAAAACCCCGCTTGCGGCCAACAAACGGGGTTTTACTTTTATTCACTTAGTTTTTGCCAGTTCGCAGGATTTCGTGTTATCCGCCCGCGTGAGCAAACCGCATTTTTCAGCAAAATATTCTGCTTATCTGTCAATTCCCCAGCACGCCAGCGCGCTCTCCTGGTCACGCCGTGAGACCTGACCGTAGCAGTTGTTTGAGCGAATACGGCAGTCTCTGCCACCGTCCTTAATCCACCAGCGAATCGCCTCGCATGCTCCCCTGCGGTCACCAGCATTAATCCGTCTGTAAAACGTCGACGGGAAACACTTACCGGGGCCAATGTTGTACGGACAGAATGACGCAATCCCCGCTTTCTGGGGTTCGGTCAGTGGCACTCTGATGTTTTTCTCCACCCATGCCAGCGCCTTATCACGTTCAATGGCGTTAACCTGGTCGCATTTTTCCTTCGACAACTTCATGCCCGGGACGACTGAGGTAGCCTGAGTTTAACGGACACTCCTTCCTGAAATAGAATGGCATCAGAAGGAGCTAATAATGAGCAGAAAAACCCAACGTTACTCTAAAGAGTTCAAAGCCGAAGCTGTCAGAACGGTTCTTGAAAATCAACTTTCGATCAGTGAAGGCGCTTCCCGATTATCTCTTCCTGAAGGCACTTTAGGACAATGGGTTACCGCCGCCAGAAAAGGGCTCGGTACTCCTGGTTCCCGCACGGTGGCTGAACTGGAATCTGAAATTCTGCAACTGCGTAAGGCGTTAAATGAAGCTCGCCTTGAGCGAGATATATTAAAAAAAGCAACAGCGTATTTTGCACAGGAGTCGCTGAAAAATACGCGTTAATCGAACAATGGCGACAACAATTTCCCATTGAAGCGATGTGTCAGGTATTTGGTGTATCCAGGAGCGGTTATTACAACTGGGTACAGCATGAACCCTCAGACAGAAAACAAAGTGATGAGCGGCTAAAACTGGAGATTAAGGTGGCACATATCCGCACTCGCGAAACATATGGAACCCGGCGGCTCCAGACGGAGCTGGCAGAGAATGGCATCATCGTTGGTCGTGACCGACTGGCACGTCTTCGTAAGGAGCTAAGGCTACGCTGTAAGCAGAAACGCAAGTTCAGAGCGACTACGAACTCGAACCACAATCTGCCAGTTGCGCCAAATCTGCTGAACCAGACGTTCGCTCCTACAGCACCAAATCAGGTCTGGGTGGCGGACCTGACGTATGTTGCCACACAGGAGGGATGGTTGTACCTCGCTGGCATCAAAGATGTTTATACGTGCGAAATTGTCGGCTACGCCATGGGAGAGCGCATGACAAAAGAGCTGACAGGTAAAGCCCTGTTTATGGCGCTCAGGAGCCAGCGCCCACCTGCCGGGCTAATCCACCACTCTGATCGAGGTTCACAGTACTGCGCATACGATTACCGGGTCATACAGGAGCAGTTTGGTCTGAAAACATCAATGTCGCGTAAAGGTAACTGTTACGACAACGCTCCGATGGAAAGCTTCTGGGGAACGCTGAAAAATGAGAGCCTGAGCCACTATCGTTTTAATAACCGGGATGAAGCCATCTCAGTAATACGGGAATACATTGAGATTTTCTACAATCGTCAGCGTCGTCACTCTCGTCTGGGGAATATCTCCCCGGCAGCCTTCAGGGAAAAATATCATCAGATGGCTGCTTAAAAAAAGAACAAATGGTAGTGTCCGCTATTGCCAGTACACCTCAGACAGGTTTACCATCCACCAGGATGGCACCGCGGCAGATGGTCCAGATACCCGCACCATCACGGTATGCCGTGGTGTGGTTACCTTCTTTTTCGTCAAGAAACTGGTCGAGGATTTCAGGCGCAGACGCCCCTGCACCAATCAGCGCCAGAACGGCAGCCGACAGGCCGTATCTGATTTTTGCGTTCATGGATATTTATCAGGGTTTATCGATTTCAAATCCCTGGATATATTAAGTCTTCAGGCCAGCGGTGGAGTCTTCAGAGAACCAGTAATTATTCCCGGTAGTTTTCCTCTGTAGGTTATCAACACATCCTGCGCCTCTAAAATGATGGGCCGCTTTTCCGGCAACGGACCATCCCCTTCACATAACCCGGCAGCAACATCCATGAAAAACTGCTTCGCCTGCTTTTTCGCCTCAGCTTCGTAAAACTCCAGCGTGGCACCTTCAGTACGGTCAAGACTAATCGCCACATCTGGCAACAACAGTGACGGATACCCACCAATTTCCAGTGCCACAGTAACAGTAATCTTATCCGGGTAATTATTTATCCCTTTAACACCCAGTTCGTATTTTTTCTTCATCGCTTTACTCTCCCCGCGCCGCCTTACGACGGTCCTCTCTGATTTTGAAATACAGGTTAGTCAGATACGTCAGCAGGCCAAACAGCAGACTCCCCAGCACACCTATCGCCACCCACTGGGACGGAGAGACTTTGTCCAGCAGCTGCAGTAACCAGTATCCCGTCCCCACCGCTGACGTGGTGTATGACACACCCGTTGTGATTTTTTCCATCTGATGTATGTCTCCGTCACCGCCGACAGAAAATGAAAGTAAAGGAAAACAAAAAGCCGCCAGTGTCACCCACTGACGGCCAACTCCGGGAGCCGTGATTATGGCATTCAGGCTCTGCTAAAAATGCCAGATAACATTCCGGCCCCCTGGTTCAGGTTATAAATGACACAATATCTTGACAACATCCGTCACTGTCTGTCAGAAAATATACCGCCAGGCATAAGTATCATGTGAAATCCAACTATCCTTTTGAGCCAGCACCTCTCCACCGAAAGTCAGTGCTGGCTGTTTTTTTCCTTAATAAAGCATCTGTAACTGAAACAATCCGCATATTGATAATATATTGACAGGCAACATTGCTGTCTGTGAAAAATAAGTCTCTACAAACATATAAGGCCTTTTAGCCAGCGTCTTCTTTCAGGTCAGTCGCTGGCTTTTTTTATTATGCTGCCGGTGCATTTATCTCCAGCATCAGACTTTCTATCTCAACGCCATACGCTGCATTTTTTGTAACATCCGTCAGCGTCAGCGCATTCAGTCCCAGTGTCAGACTGTCTTTTATAACCTGGAATGCCGGGCCAGCCACTCCATTCAGTTTCGGAGTAACCGTGGCACTGCCGGCGGTGAACACCAGCTCCAGCGTCTGCCAGTCGTTACCGTAATCGCCGAACTCCCCCAGCTTCGTGTTTCCGGCTTTCCTGTGATGCATCAGATTCACTCTGCCGTCAGTGGTCTGAGTGAAGTACGACATCAGGAACGGATTACCGGTACCCGTCATCGCCACACCATCAGGAACGGGAGCATCCGTATACAGATAAATCCCCAGCCCGAACTGATTGTTGGTCAGTGCGCCTGACAGGCGGAACTTACAGGTCAGTCTGCCGCCCTGTGTCAGCAGGGTAATTGCGTCATCCACCGGATGCGTCAGGGACCAGGTTTTATTGCTCTGCTTGGTGATCTTAAATACACCATCTGACAACTGAATTCCGCCATCTTTAATGCTCCAGCCCTGCGCAGCAGCCTCTCCGGCTGCCGGCAGCAGGGAGATTGTGCGAACGGACGTATCTGCAGACGGACCCGATGGCGTGTTGCCGCCGGGCGAGGGTTTGATTTCCGGTGCCTTACCACTGATGAAGGCTGAGGTGCGCCCGGCTGCGTTCAGAATAGCGGTTGCCAGACGATCCGGAATAATGCTCCTGCGCGCCCATGAACTGAAATGTGTCGGGCGGTTTGATGATACCTGGTTTCCATTCGTTCTCGATGCCGCACCGTAATATCCTGATGCCGGAATATCCGGATCTTCTGCCGGCGCGTTAGTGGCGGTATTGACGCCGTTACCGTCTGTCATGAACGGCACAAAATAAACGCCCTCACTCTCCCTGTTTTTGTACGCCCCGTAAATGGTGTTGTACTGCGTGCCGTAGGTGTTTTTCCAGTAATACGTCGTGTCACCACAAATCCACGGCACATTTACAGCACTGCCACCATGACACTGCGCGTTAAACACAGTGAGGTCAGCACGAAACTGCTTCAGCATGGCTGTAAACAGCGCAGGTTGCTGTGCGTAGGTGGCGGCGCTCATGTCAAACTCTCCCTGCATCCAGCACACCGCCAGCAACACATTTTTCGGGTTCTTCTGTAATGCAGCTTTGGTGCGCGCAATCAGGTCCTGATATAACGGTTTACCCACACCCCAGCGCGCCGAATCCTGGCTGGCCCCCGTGTCCGCACTGAATGTCCCCTCCGCGCCCTGGGTAAATGCCGAACCACCACGACAGCATGGTACCAGCAGGATCCCCGCATTATTCGGGATATACGGGAGCAGTTTTTTGGCAATATGAAGTCCCTGCCCCACACAGCCGTACTGCCCTTTGCTCAGGTCTGCCTTCGGATGATTCAGCGTACTCATATCCTGCACATCATGCAGGCAGTGGTCAGCCGGGATGATGTCGTTATATCTGCAGGCAGCCCCGCCCGGCGTCACTGTACTGCGGCGCGCCAGCTGTTTAATGCGCGGATCCGGAGCATCGTATGAATCCGGCAGCGGAAGCCCTTCACCGTAAGCCATGGCATTGGACTGCCCGGCCAGTACGATGACGTAGTACCACTCCGGCTCAGTTGCACCACTGACCACCACATCACCTTCTGCTGCAATCGCCTGCATCAGGGTATAAGGGGTTATGGCCACCGGACTACCAAACGGCTGCCAGCCCTCTTTCAGTTTGTGTGTCAGCTTTTCCGCAAGGTCTGACGGCGACGCCGCCCTGACAACATCATAATGTTTAAATGTCATTATTCCTCCCGGCCGGGATAGTGTATTAAATCAGATATGGAGTGGGCTGTAGTCCGGAAGCCTGAATGACACACGGGGACTACAGCCCAAGAAATGAAAAAAGGCCACGCAGTTGCGCAGCCTGATAAACCCTGGTTAAAATCCACACGATAACAACACAACAATATCAGTATCTAATGCTATTGCCCGAACCCACTCGGGCATTTTTTACCCATAAAAAAGCCCCTCCGGAGAGGGGCATGTTTGCATGCACATTCTTTTTTTTTGCATGGTGCCGGGTGCCTCCCGGTGAATTCAGTATCAGCACCTGAATCCGCGATTACCCCATATTCCTTCTTGCTGATTGCCCCACCGCACAGGGGGATTCACCATGCAGAAGTGTTTTTAATAAACAGCAAACAAAAAAATCAAGCATTATGCAGGCTGTTTCTTTTTATCACCGGCCACAGCAATACCACAATGCCGCAGACCAGCACCCCATCCGCCAGCACCGACATGATTCTGCTGGTGAAATCCACCATCACCACCAGAAACAGCAGGAGTGCAGCCACAGCCAGGCGCAGTTTTACCGTCACAGGTGATTCTCCAGACGAAGACCCAGAACACCGGCAATCTCTTCCAGCACCTTGCGCTCTTCCGGCTCAATTTCGCCGTCTGCCTCCGCAATGGCCACCGCCACATCCAGCACATCTTCCGCTTCACGCGTATCGTGTTTCACATCCTCGATCTCACGTAACGCGGCACGACGACCAATTTTAAAATTGGTATCCAGCTGACCGATAATGGTTGCGCTAATCGCATTAATTTCCGAGGTAAACGCAGACAACGCAGGCTGATTACGTAAGACCTGTTCGATCTTCGCTTTCTCGGATGCCTCGCATTCACCATCTGCACAGGCCTCCAGGTATGCAGCGTTAATCACCGCCTGTGCCAGATCGCGTTTTTCAAACTTTTTAATTTCCGTTGCCGCTCTGCGGGCTTTTTTTACCAAAAATACCAAACATCGTGACGTTCCTTTGGGTGGGTGAGCCAGCACTCAGGAATGATCAGCCCACAGAGACAGTCACACCGACCGTTCCCTATGGCTCCCCCCCCTGAAAGGCTCTGTGGTTGAATTGCGCCGAGCGTGGCGCGAAGAATTTCGGACATAAAAAAACCCGCTCAGCGGCGGGCCTTGCTTACTTTGCTATCGCGTACAAAATCGGCAAAATATCAGATTTACATGAAATGTACGCGATTTAATTGATTTTTGCAACATCTCGTCGCAAAAAGGTCGCTTTTTGTTTAGATCTCGTTTTCACAGTGCAAATCAAAGATTTGGTGTCCAGAGCCTTAAAAAGATCGCACATCTCACGCCAGTAGTTCGCATAATTATGGCTCCAGTTATCAGGTTTAATTCCACACAGCCTGGCAAGCTCCTGTCGCTGGTAGCTCTCACGCCCGGTTACCCATCCCCTGACATCCTGCGCCGCCAACCAGATTAATTTTTTCAGGCGTTCCTGCGTTTTCCCTGCAATTTTTCTGGTACCGGATTGAGCATTAAATTCATTCCACGCCCACTGAGTTATCGCGATCTGATATTCCCAGCAAATGCTGCCACTGTAACACAACAGCAACCAGGCTTTATGGTGTTCCTCAAGAGACAGAACTGCCCGTCGCCATGATGATGTCGAAAACTCAACCTGACTTACCAGAGGAATTGACGTCCCCTTCGCCAGCGATTGTTTCCCCGGGATTGGTGGATTATCCCGCGTGATCATTTTTCCGGTCACCTCATCCCGGTACCGGATTTTTTTACGCCTGTAACGCCCTGTATCGAACATGGCATTCTCCTGCCAGGCTTCAAGCTGACCTTTTGTTGCCTCACTCAAATCAGCGGTGGCGATAATGAGCTGCTCACGCACAAACTGTAAATACTGGTTATTCATGCGCACTCCAGTTCTGTGATTTTTATCCCCAGCCGCCCACCAGAAACGAGCTGACCGCGCACAATATTGATTTCATCAAACTGCTCGTCGTCTATGAGAAGTCCGGCATGCGTCAGCGCATCCAGTGGTGCTTTCAGGATATTGTCCAGGTCACGACGGCGCTTATCCGGTGGCTCTGCAATAATCTTTATCACCAGCCTTCCGGACAGGTTTAATTTCAGCCGCTGCTGGCGAACAATTAGCGCCACATCACGGCGATAACGCTTTCCGGCTTCCGAGATGAAATACGTATTGCCATGACGTCGCCAGTAGGTATTCACCGTCGGCGGGTAAGGCAAAACAAATTCTATGCGTTCAGTCATTCATGCTTTCCACTTCAGGACACCCGAATTTCTCGCGTGCATTAAAAAACGAATCAGCAACAACAGCTGGCTGCCGTGTTTTTCTTCAAAATCTTTTACCCCGGCGTGCAGTTCGTTATGACATTTACGGCACAGCGGAATAACAAACAAATCATCAGCCTTTGTTCCCATCCCTCCCAGTCCATGACCAATGATGTGATGCGGATCATCTGCCTGATTACCGCACGTCATGCATTTCTGCGTTTTTACCCAACGCGTGTATACAGGCATCTCTTCCCGTTGTGGTTTCTGGCGCTGGAGATACTGAGCCGGTGACTCCGGATCAACGGCAATGCTGACCACCGTCTTTTCCTGTGGTGGGTTCTGTTGCTGGTGGACGTGAGGCAGCGGCGCAAGATTTTTTGTGCGCTGCTTCAGTATGCTGGTGGCGGTCTGCTCTCCCGGCACGATGTCGCTTTCACGGTACATTGAGCGGATTTTTTCCGCACGCAACCCCAGCGAACGACGTAATACCGCTTCCGGTAGCGCGTCCGCCACCTGATTGCGGACCGCCCACCAGGATAATTCAGCCAGAGATAATTCACGCTCCTGCGTACCGCTTATTGCGTGACCGATGACGTCAATCATCCATGCTGACAGGTTTTGATGAGCAAGTTGCTCGAGTGATTCGGATGTCTGGTCACGCAACTGGTTGTCGCAGTGCCAGCACAACACCATTGCGCCGGTACCGTAACGATGTATGACGGTTTCACTGTGATGATAATCGCCGTGTGGCCACTGGCAGGATTTAATATGGCGCAACAGCCAGTCAGACAATGCACCAGCACCACCAGCAGCACGAATCACCCGTTCGTTACTGAAAAACGGCAGTAATGATTTATCCTCCGCCAGCGGCTGGCGAACGGCAGGAACGACTCCGGACGGCAGACCGCGCATACTTTTCGGTTCCGGTTCCACCAGTACTCTGCCGTTATGGAATACCTGCATGGATTCACGGCCTGGCTTAACGATAACCAGTCCGAGTTCCGGTACCAGAACAGGTCGAAGCAATACCCGCATGTTACCTCCAGATGCGTTGCTGGAATGTGCGGGATGGACGTGGTGGGCGTTCAGAGTAAGGAAGCCTGACGGAAATTATCCAGTGTCGGAAGTCAAGACTGAGGTCTTTCCTGACCTCGCGTCCGCGCCTGCGATAACACTGAATCAGCCATTCGGCCTGTTCTTCAGTGCACGGATCATGCTGATACCAGTCAGTTTTAAAGACGTGTGAACGCCGCCCGTACCGGATGGCAGGGTCGGCTGAGTTATCAGAATTGTGATGTTTGGTATTGTGCGCCATCGGTTTTCTCTGCTGGCGCAGCAGGTGCCAGTTGTTCAGGCTGGCGTGCGGCAATATTGTCTCTGATTTCTGTTGTCGTCAACAGGCAACGTGCTATCATCGAATGGTGTTCTATCCTACTCCGTGAGGTTTACCATGCGTACAACCCAACAATTCAGCATTACATTAACTAACGAAATGGCTGACATGGTGCGCGCCCGTGTGGCTTCCGGTGCCTATGCTTCAGAAAGCGAGGTCATTCGTGAAGGGCTTCGCGCACTGAATGAGCGCGATAAAGCAATCGAAGCGTGGTTAACGCATTCAGCCGCCCCCTCTCTTGATTCTATCCGCGAAAATCCAAACAACGGACGCTCCATTTCACAGGTTCGCGCCGCGATTCGATCCGGGAAGTAATCTGCATGACATATGAAGTCATCATTACTCCTGAGGCCGAACAACAAATAATCAACCTGCACAAATATATAACGGAGAAAGCAGGGAACGTCATTGCTGACAATTATGCCAATGCGCTTCTTGATTATCTTGATGGGTTTTCTACATTCCCGCATCGGGGCAATAAACGCGATGATATTCGCCAGGGGATGCGGGTAACTCATTTCCGCCACAGAACGATTATTGCTTTTGCCGTTGATGGCAGAAAAGTCTTTATTGTCGGTATCTATCATGGTGGGCAAAGTTATGAAACCGATTTCTTATAAACTTTTACCCACATCATTCCGGTGTTAGAATAAACCGTCCGCCCCTCTCTTACTGGCGGATTCGTAGGCTATATCAATCAAAGATCCCGGCTCATGTTTGTGTCGGGATCTTTTTCGGCGATTTATCCCCAGAGGCAAATCGAATACACCACCAGCGCCACCGCCATTGCAATTCCTACCGTTGTGAATGCTTCAGGCCAGGTCATCGCAAAACATCCTCCGCGCTTATCAGTTCGTTCCGCTTCAGGTAGTCCATCGCCTTCTCCGGTAATTTGCAGTCCGGCCAGGCTTTTTTCAACTGGCTGACCAGCCGTTTAACCCACATTGTTAATTCGCTAACCTGATTGCCGGATGCTGGTGGAGCAGCATATAACGGCACCCACTTTGGCGCTTTATCCCCGACCGAACGCTGATACCAGTCACCCGGTTTGTATTCATAAAACTCACCAACCGGTTCTGCTTCCAGCGATGCCAGAGCAATTTTGAATAACTCACCCTCTACTCGTGCCAACCCTGAATTGGGGTGGCATTTCGCAATCGCTATTTTTAATTTGGCCTCTTCGATTAATTGCTCTTTGGTTAATTCAGTCATTTTTCATTACCGCCCTTTCGGGCAGCCTCCTGATGATTTGAGGGTGCAGAAATCCCTCCGGTTAAGGATTAAATTTTTAACAGCGCTAAATTTATTTATTCAGTTCTGGATTTTGTCGCCCTGCGTATCCGCGCTTTCGCGTTACGCTCAATCTGAATTAACTTTTCTATATTTTTCCGCCTTTCCTGTTCCTCCTGGCGCAATAGCCTTACATCATCTGCCAGTCTGGTTTCTCTTTTCGCCACTGAGAGCATCCAGTCAAACGGCTCCACAACTGCACCGCAGATTTTACAGCGGACCTGACGCTCTTTTTCGTCAACCCGGACAGAAGCGTGATGGCAGTATGGTCTTTCCGATGGCTCATAAAGGAAAGTAACCTGATTACGTGGGTCATCCTCTTTTACCGGAAATAAAACAATATTACTTAACTCATCTTCTGGTTTTATTTCCACGTTAGCCTCCTTTAATACGAATCCCTGCAACACGTAGTGAGTGCTCTAAGTCAGTCCGATGAATCCAGTTGCCATTTTCTTTAGGTATCATCACATGTCGCTCATCAGCATTTATCGGGTGTCCATATCGAAGGTCGAAGCCAGCAGGTAACTGGATTTCCCTCGCCTCCAGTTCTGCAATGCGCTTGTCTTTAGCTTCCAGCTTATCCAGTATCGCCAGCGCAACCTTTGGATTAAAGGCAGCAATAAATTCAGCGTTTGCGTAAGCCTGAGCATCTGTTTCAACCAGGCAGTTAACATGACATTCTGCAATCACGCCACCAGGTTCTCCTTTCCATTTTTGACAAACAAAAACTCCTGTTAAATTGCCATTCTGGTTAACAGACGTATGCCCCACGATGTAGCTTCCTTTAGTTGCTTTCTCTGCCGCCTCTCGCAGTGCCTGACAGTTAATTTCGCTCACTATTTACCTCCTGCAACGCTACCCGGTACGCCTTCTTTATCCACGCTGTACTGCCATATAACTTCGTCTTCATAAAAAACACACCTGCACGGCTCGCCGATATCCCCGGACAGGCTAACAGCACTGCATCCACCACACGGTTATGCTTCCGGAACTCCATTACAGTACTGCTGATAACCACCTGCCCCACCGGGCCGTAATCCTGATACAGGATTTTCACGCAGACACCCTCCTGTCGAAATAAACGTAGTTATTCACTGTGCGCAACGGCATTCCGAATTTTCTGGCGATTTCCCTCCGGGACACACCGCGCTGATGCAGCTGTCGCGCCAGTTCAATATCACTCTGCGGATATTTTGTTGGCTGGTGAAAATCACCCCGCAACATCAAACTGATACCCAGTTCCCGCGCTTTCGTTCTGACAGCATCTCCAGTGCGACCAGTCAGCCTCCCGATGCTTTCGACTGTCATCGTTCCCGCACACTGCCGGAGTATCATGATTTCAGCCCAGCACCACTTCTTCCAGCCACTCACCGCTGCTGCTCTCCGGTCGCGGTAGTATCCCGGAGAATATCCCGACACTTGTTCAGCTCCCTCAGCGCGGCGCAGACGCGCTGCCACTTCTGGACATGATTTTTCGCCCGACGCAGTTCGCGGTTTGCCATATGCAGCGATGGTAAAACCCGGTAATTCATTCGCTTTTCGGTAAACGACGGCAACGACTGCACAATGTCCGCCACAGTTTCTGTTTTAATATCTTCCTGTGTTGCAGCTTCCTGTACTGGTAACGCAACGCCGGCTGGCTGAGGAAAGGCTTTGCCATCGGTTTCCGCTACGGCTACGGATGCAGCTTCCGGCTCTGCCGGTAAATCAGCGCCCGGTATGCAGTAACGAAATTTACCGTTCTGGTTTACGCGTGCCAGCCGCCCCGTGGCGGTTACTACCGCCAGCGTGGAAGCAACCTTGCGAGTGCTGACACCGAACTTACCCGCCAGTTCCTCACACGTTTTAGCCCCCTCCTGACCGATAAACTCAATCATCATGTCAGCGGTAACTTTTTGTTCGACCTCCCCGGTCAGCACATCCGGTACTTCAGATTGTGCTGGCTGCTCTTCGGTTACCCCGGATTCACCTTCACCAGCCAGAAACCAGGTGCGACCCGTTTTATCAACAACACCATTTCTTTTCAGTTCCCACAGCTCGTTCAGCATTTCTTCGCGACTGATATCAAGTCGCGCAGCCAGCTCTACCGACGTGGCTTTCCCCATTGCTTTCAGTGCGTCAAAAACAGTCTCCATTAAAATTTCCTCCCGGTAAAAATCACTTCTCAACTCAAACAAAACCAGCCGCTTTCCGGCGTTCATATTCCTGTTTCAGCAACTCAATTGGTGTTAACCCCGACGGGCGTTTTGGTGCTGCCAGTTGCCGCCGGACTGGCGGAACGCTCAGGCCGTTACCAACATGCTTTGCCCATTTCGTCAGCTGCCGTTCCGCAAGCCGTTTTAACTCCCCTTCGGTCATCTGGCGCTCAATCCCCTTTGAACGCATCTCGAGGCAAATGTGATACAGCACAGGCTGAGACCACGGATATTTATCGCTTCCGTCGTATCGCCAGGACTCGTTGCGCCAGCGGCGGTACTCCTCCATCACGGCATCCACCGTCAGACCGAATGGATTGGCTCCGCTTTCCGAAATCAGCGCCACAAACTCAGCCAGGTCCGGAGGCCATGTTTCACCCGCCCGGCAGCGGTCCATGCACTGCCGACAGACCTGTCGGATTTGCTGCTCAGTCATCGCGCCAATCTGTGCAATCCAGAGCTTCGAAGGTGCGGCCCCGTTCTTCTGGGTCCAGCGGTTCGAATAAACCTCCCCCATGAGTTCCCACAGCTTCCAGGCCGTTTCCGTCGCTGATAAATCCGTTTTCACGTTCCCACTGCTCACGTGCTGCCCGAATTTCCTGAACTGCCCGTGATGCGGTGCCACCTGGTGCTGCTGCATGGTTTACCCCCTTGCTGACAGGTTTAACCTGTGCCCTGACGTGATTTACGTGACGGGCGAATTTCTGCTCCCACTGAACCTGCGTGAACACTTTCCCCTCCGCTGCCCAGTAATCCCGGAAGGCGGCAAGTTCAGCAGGTGTAAATTCTGGTTCCGGCAGAGCCACTCCCCACAGTGCAGCCCGTCGTCGAAAATCCGGCGACGGATGCCAGCCATCGGTCATCGGAAATTTCCCGATGGGTTCGCTCAGGCCTTCCAGGTAATCAGGTTCCGCTGCCTGCAACGGCACGCCATTCGACTCACTGGCCGGAGCACTCTCGCGCACGCGCGCGTTATGTGTGGGGTTTAATTCTTTATCTGTATCTTTATCTGTCGTGACTCGTCGTGACATGTCGTGACATATGCGTGACTCGTCGTGACACCCCTCATTCTGTTTTCGTGATTTTTCCCTCTCGCGCTGCGCTCTCTTGCGCTCTGCCGGGGATTTCGCGGTTTGAGAAACGTTACCGTTGTCCTCTTTCAGTACCTGGCGTTTTTCCCATCCAGAGATTAAATCTCCATCAAGTACCCGCCCCTGCATTGCCTGTAAAATTGAATCAATTACTTCTTCCGTCACATCAAGCGCACTTGCTAAATCTTCCGTCGTGACATCAATGTGACCACGTAGTGACACGCCGTGACACGTCGTGACATTTCGTGACGCACTCACCAGAAGGTGGATATACACAGCCATCACTGTTGCGATTGGCTGCCCTGACACCCTGGCAATTGTTCGCCATTTAGGATCATTTGGCATGTCATGCCATAATCTGAGCCAGGCGTTAGCCATACTCACCTCTTCTGATACTGAATCTTTTTACTCGCAAATTGCCGGAAGTGATCCGGTATGAATATTGCCAGTCAATGCACAGCTACAATATTTCCTGCCGGGCCACCGCGATTCATCTGATTGAAACCAGCAATTACCACCGCGACAAGTTCATCAGCGTCTCTCACCAGTCGTTCATGCGTCTCCACCAGTTCCCGAAAATAAGCGGAACTGTGGCTGCGCATCCAGGCCACCAGCGGAGGTGGCATTGCCTTTTCGATCGCTGGTAACAACGCCTGAATTTTTTTAACCGCATCAGGGGTGTCTTTCTCCACCCAGCGGAAAATTTTCTGAGTATTGCGAGCCAGGGCTTCCGGGCGTGAATCGTCGTACAGTTCCGGAAACGTCATTCCCAGTTCAAAATATGCTTTGGTAATCTCTGCAGCCGGTACTTTTTCGCCGTCCGGATGCGCCCAGGCATTCATCGCCATGCGGATGTGTTCATGCTTGATTTTCATGAATCAACTCCGGTGCATTTGATGTGTTAACCTTACATCCAACAGGTAAACCGTCGGTTGGGTTAGGATAAATATCAGGGCGAATTTCATGCGGGGTAACTTCCCACTTCATTAGCTGACATAACGGAATTACCTGCTTTGGGGGAACGCCAAAGCTAAACCATTGCCAAACAGTCTGTTGAGAGCCCCCCATATAACGACCTATTTCAGCTTGAGTGTATTTCTGCCTAATTTTTTTGCGAGTGCTATCTAGCATTTTGCCCTCCTCTAAAAAACTATAAGCAAAGCCTACAATAAAAAACTGTACACAATCAACAGTTTTTTATTGTGATGCTTTTAACAGTATTTACCTGTAAAATTGAATAATGATGAACGCCCTAGAAGTATCTATGTACAGAATCAGCAAGCTTCTTCAGGAAACTGGATGGAGCCAGGCTGAGCTTGCCCGTAGAATTGGTGTGACACAACAAACTGTTCAACAATGGGTCAGCGGTAAGGCTACACCTAAAGCCTCAAGTTTGGATAAACTGGTTGAGGTTACAGGGCATCCATTGCATTGGTTTTTATTGCCTCCTGAAGAGGGGGAGCAAATTTTCACCCCTGACACGATGAAAATTGGTCCTCGTCAACGCGAACTGCTCCAGGTTTTTAGTGCGTTTCCAGAGGAAGACCAAGAAAAAATGCTTCAAGAAATCAAAGACAAGAAAAAATCAATGGAAGAAACCATTGCCCGGTGGTTGGCGGCACAAAAAAGCCGCCGGGCGTGACCACTGTACAAGAAGAGGAGTTATGTCATGAGTACAGCCCTTTCTCCGATAGTTTCAGAATTCGAAACTACCGAACAAGAAAACAGTTACAACGAATGGTTGCGCGCTAAAGTGGCGTCAAGCCTTGCAGACCCTCGTCCCTCAATTCCACATGACGAGGTAATGGCTGAAATGGAGAATCTTATTGCTCAAATTGCTGTAACTAACAGGAGCGAGTAATGTTACCCATTTTATGGCTACCATCTGCTCGCGATGATTTGCGTCAGATTGTAGCCTATATTGCTAAGGAAAATATTCCTGCAGCACGCAGACTAAAAATACGTATTGAAACGTCTGTTTTAGCCCTCTCCGAGCATCCATATCTATATCCGCCAAGTGATCGAGTATCCGGTTTGCGGGAAATTGTGGTTCACCCTAATTATATCGTTTTGTACCGAGTAGCAGCTTCAAGCATTGAAATTGCAAATATTGTGCATGCCCGCCGACAATTTCCCTTCCCTATCTGAACTGAACAATTTTCATACTCCCTCATTCGAGGGAGTTTTTTTTTGCTCAACACAACAATTAAAAACTGTTGACATAAAACAGTTTTTAATTGTAGATTATTTCCACCACCCCACCCCGCCCCGCAGAATGCAGGGCAATACTTCGAGTTACCCGGCAGTGGTCAGGGGTTAAGTAGCCAGCCCGAGGCGTAAGAACATGACGGCAGGGTTCAACTTTAACTATGCAGCAGGTTTTTGTTCCGCTACCCCGGCGTTAAGGGGAAATGAGGTCAGCATGGATACTATCGAGCTTGGCAACAACGAATCTCTGGTATACGGCGTGTTTCCCAACCAGGACGGCACGTTCACCGCGATGACGTATACCAAAAGCAAAACGTTTAAAACCGCAGCTGGCGCGCATCGCTGGTTAGCAAGAAACACTGACTGATGAGGTTGACGATGGAATTTAAAGATTTACCTCCTTCAATCCAGGAGATTGCAGCACACACACTTCGTCATCGTCTGAACGAACTTGAATTGGAATCGGTAACAAAAAAAGACACTGATAATATGGCTCGTAATGTGCGCGATGCGTTTACTGGGCTGTTTTCAGATACAGCTTTAAATATCCATGGCACAGAGGATACAGCAAAACAATTTGCAGAAAAAGAAGTGGAAGATCTCAGTTCAAAGAGCCAGAAACAGCTAAACAACCATGAAATTAACGAACTGCTTCTGGCAACAGGCTTCATAAATATTAACGAATATGACCGCCGTAAAAAAATGTTATCTGATCAATCCATCAAGATATCTTTTTAGCATCAGCGTTTCTACGTTATTAAAACCATCAGATTTTAACATAGCTTCGATTCGCTGATTTAAATTGCCAACTAACTGTTGATACTGAGTAGATGGAAGCATGTGTACCAGCTCTTTGAGAACACAATAACATGCACCAAGTTTTAACTCCTGCTCTGACATTTTATCCTCCATTGAGGTTACTGGTTGAGAATGGAGACCTCTCGTGACAGCGTGTGGTCGTGCGCCGGACACGGATAAGAATCCGGCACTGACAGTTTACTGAAAGGATATATCCCTGAAAAGTCAGGGCATAACACGAAAGTGCACGGCGAGATTCCTTTGCATATAAGGCTTGTCGTTAAATTTCTTCGACCGTGCACTTCCGGTTGTGGCAATCCGCGAAATGGCGCGGCGGTAAGTATGGCTGGGGCTTCCTCCATTGCTCCAGAAAATGCGCCGGGTTGTCAGGTTGACCATACGCTTAAGTGACAGCCCCGCCACAATACCCATGTGTAGTCTTTGGTGGCATCAGTTCGACTCCGTGACTGCTCTGCCACCCTTTTTAAAGTGAATTTTGTGATGCGGTGAATGCGGCTATGCGCACGCGGAACAGTTAAATCCGTAACGTGGTCTTTTACGGGGCATAACGGGCATACCTCTGTATTCCGGCGTTAATTGTTAACTGGTTAACGTCACCTGGAGGCACCAGGCACTGCATCACAAAATTCATTGTTGAGGACGCGATAATGGAAACGTTATTACAGAACGTTAATACGTCTGAAGGGTGTTTTGATATTGGTGTTCTGCTCAGTAACCGGGAGTTTACTGAAGATGCCATTAAAATGCGGAAATATGAACCTTATCTTCTCAATGATAATTCCATACTTTCCCGAATTGCCCTTCTTAAACTTGGTATTTTCGGGGGGCAGCAGTGACTTCTGCATTTGCACTGGTAATGACTGTTTTTCTTATAACGGGTGAGCCACAGAATGTGATTACCGGAATTTATGCCAGTAAAGAATCATGCCTCCGGGCAAGAGACGAGCAAAAAATTTCTGGCGAATGCCTCCCGTTAAAAAAAGTATCGCTGTACCTGAATAACGAAATACCGGCTGGATAATCCACCAGCCATATTAACGCCATACCCGTTGATTAAGCATGCCAGCAATGGCAGGGGTTCGTACAACCTTAAAATAGTTATGAGGTTTATCAATGAGCACCGATAAAGAAGAATTTGCGCTATATTGCGAAGCTAAAAATGACAAAGTCAGAAAACGCCTTGGGATTAAAGGGGGTTTTTACTGGACTACAGCAAAAAAATTATCTGTTGCCATCTCACGGTGCGTTGTTGCAATGGACGAGGCAGGCTACGACGCTGATGATTTCAAAAAACCCGTCCGCGTCCATTTCCCCGTTGTGAATGACCTTCCACCGGAAGGCGTGTTTGATACTGAATTCTGCAACCGCTATGAAAAAGGCGGGGAAGATGGCATCACAATGATATTTATAGCGCCTTCCCCCTCAGTTCAGGACAAACCAGCCAGCACTGACAATACCAACGTCAATGGCGAAGACATGGCTGAGATTGAGGATAATATGCTCCTGCCGATTTCCGGTCAGGAACTGCCCATTCGCTGGCTTGCGCAACATGACAGCGAAAAACCGGTAACGCACGTTTCACGGGAAGAACTTCAGGCATTACATATCGCACGAGCTGAAGAACTGCCGGCTGTTACTGCCCTGGCTATTTCCCACAACACAAAGCTGCTCGACCCGCTGGAGATTCGCGACCTTCACAAACTGGTACGCGACACTGACAAAGTTTTCCCTAATCCCGTTAATTCCAGTCTGGGGTTCATGACTGCTTTTTTCAAAGCATACCTGGACACTGACTATACCGATCGAGGTCTGCTGACAAAAGAGTGGATGAAAGGAAATCGTGTTTCTCGCATCACCCGCACGGCTTCCGGTGCAAATGCCGGTGGCGGAAATAAAACCGATCGTAATCCTGACTTAGTACACACCCTCGATACTCTGGATGTGGAGGCTGCAGCAGCCACGCTTCCGATGGATTTTAATATTTATGAAATTCCCGGGAGCGTTTATCGTCGCGCAAAAGAAATCGTCCTGAAAAAAGAAAGTCCGTTCAGGGAATGGTCCGCAGCACTTCGCGCAACCCCTGGTATCCTGGACTATTCCCGCGCAGCTATTTTTGCACTTATCCGAAGCGCCCACCCTGAGTTTTATCACTACCCGGGACGCCTTCAGGGGTATATCAATGCCAACCTGACAGAAACTGATCACGAGAATCCCACAGCTGAAACGCTCATGGCTGCCCGGCATACACCGGAAAAAGATATCCTGGAAGAAATTAACGGCGGACTGGCTGCTGAGTGCAAAACAGAAGAAGAAAAAAATGATGAAGAAAACCCGCAACCATCTGGCGCAATGGCAGATGAACAGGCAACGGCTGAAACAATGGCAGCGGATACAGTTGAACATCATCAGGACCCGCAGCCGCAGGATGACAAGTCACAGGTAAAAGTTACCGCTGAAGAAGTAAATAAAATTATGCAGGCAGCCAATATCAGCCAGCCTGACGCCGATAAGTTGCTTGCTGCATCACGTGGTGAATTTGTTGCAGGGATTAGCGATCCGAATGATCCGAAATGGGTGAAGGGGATTGAAACCCGCGATTCTGTGAACCAGAACCAGCAAGAAACGGAACAGAACGACCAGAAAGCGGAACAAAACAGCCCAAATACGCAACAAAACGAGCCAGAAACGAAACAACCTGAACCAGTAGTGCAACAGGAACCGGAAAAGATCTGCACCGCTTGCGGTCAGAGCGGTGGCGGCAACTGCCCTGATTGTAGTGCGGTGATGGGCGACGCAACATACCAGGAAACATTCGATGACAAGAACCAGGTTGAAGTTCAGGAAGACGATTCGGAGAAAATGGAAGGCGCTGAACATCCACACAAGGAGAATGCTGGCAGCGCTCAGGACCACGCCAGCGATAGTGAAACTGGCGAGACGGCAGATCCCTTAATTACGGTGAACGGTCATCACGTTATCACATCCACCAGCAGGACGTGTGACCATCTAATGATCGACCTTGAAACCATGGGAAAAAATCCTGATGCCCCGATTATCTCAATAGGTGCAATATTTTTCGATCCGCAAACCGGAGATATGGGACCGGAATTTAGTAAGACTATCGATCTGGAAACTGCTGGCGGAGTCATTGATCGAAACACCATTAAATGGTGGCTGAAGCAATCACGTGAAGCGCAGTCTGCCATTATGACTGATGAAATCCCGTTAGATGATGCACTGTTACAATTGCGGGAATTTATCGACGAAAACTCCGGTGAATTTTTTGTTAGGGTCTGGGGAAATGGGGCCAACTTCGACAACACGATTTTGCGCCGTTCATACGAACGGCAGGGGATCCCATGCCCATGGCGTTACTACAACGATCGCGATGTACGCACAATCGTTGAGCTGGGGAAAGCCATAGACTTCGATGCCAGAACGGCTATTCCATTCGAAGGTGAGCGCCATAATGCACTTGATGACGCCCGTTACCAGGCAAAATACGTTTCAGCAATCTGGCAAAAACTGATCCCGAATCAGGCTGATTTTTAATGTTCAACCGTCGCCAGTTGTCGTTGGTATTCTGCAACTGGCGCGTTCCGGAGTGATAGCCATGAGCGAACAGTACCTGATAACGCTCGACGAGTGGAAACCAAAACGGTTCAGTCTCCCAATAACAAACACTACCCTGGTGAAATACGGAAAACTAGGATACATCGTTCCAAGGCCACAAAAAATTCGTGGGCGTTGGCTGATAGATCGCCGAGCAGTATTTGTTGGACCTGGTGAAACGGGAATTGCGCCGGAAATTCTGAGGTAGCCTGAGTTTAACGGACACTCCTTCCTGAAATAGAATGGCATCAGAAGGAGCTAATAATGAGCAGAAAAACCCAACGTTACTCTAAAGAGTTCAAAGCCGAAGCTGTCAGAACGGTTCTTGAAAATCAACTTTCGATCAGTGAAGGCGCTTCCCGATTATCTCTTCCTGAAGGCACTTTAGGACAATGGGTTACCGCCGCCAGAAAAGGGCTCGGTACTCCTGGTTCCCGCACGGTGGCTGAACTGGAATCTGAAATTCTGCAACTGCGTAAGGCGTTAAATGAAGCTCGCCTTGAGCGAGATATATTAAAAAAAGCAACAGCGTATTTTGCACAGGAGTCGCTGAAAAATACGCGTTAATCGAACAATGGCGACAACAATTTCCCATTGAAGCGATGTGTCAGGTATTTGGTGTATCCAGGAGCGGTTATTACAACTGGGTACAGCATGAACCCTCAGACAGAAAACAAAGTGATGAGCGGCTAAAACTGGAGATTAAGGTGGCACATATCCGCACTCGCGAAACATATGGAACCCGGCGGCTCCAGACGGAGCTGGCAGAGAATGGCATCATCGTTGGTCGTGACCGACTGGCACGTCTTCGTAAGGAGCTAAGGCTACGCTGTAAGCAGAAACGCAAGTTCAGAGCGACTACGAACTCGAACCACAATCTGCCAGTTGCGCCAAATCTGCTGAACCAGACGTTCGCTCCTACAGCACCAAATCAGGTCTGGGTGGCGGACCTGACGTATGTTGCCACACAGGAGGGATGGTTGTACCTCGCTGGCATCAAAGATGTTTATACGTGCGAAATTGTCGGCTACGCCATGGGAGAGCGCATGACAAAAGAGCTGACAGGTAAAGCCCTGTTTATGGCGCTCAGGAGCCAGCGCCCACCTGCCGGGCTAATCCACCACTCTGATCGAGGTTCACAGTACTGCGCATACGATTACCGGGTCATACAGGAGCAGTTTGGTCTGAAAACATCAATGTCGCGTAAAGGTAACTGTTACGACAACGCTCCGATGGAAAGCTTCTGGGGAACGCTGAAAAATGAGAGCCTGAGCCACTATCGTTTTAATAACCGGGATGAAGCCATCTCAGTAATACGGGAATACATTGAGATTTTCTACAATCGTCAGCGTCGTCACTCTCGTCTGGGGAATATCTCCCCGGCAGCCTTCAGGGAAAAATATCATCAGATGGCTGCTTAAAAAAAGAACAAATGGTAGTGTCCGCTATTGCCAGTACACCTCATTCATACTGGCGATGATGATGCACTGAAGGAGATTTTAACTCATGTCACCGAGGCCACGAAAAAACAGCACTGACGTAGCCGGACTTTACGAAAAGTTTGATCGCAGAACTGGCAGAGTTTACTACCAGTATAAAAACCCTGTGACTGGAAAATTTCACGGACTCGGAACAGACAAAGGCAAGGCAGAAAAAATCGCTTCCACAGCCAATCAGCGAATAGCTGCAGCAGAAGCTGAATATTTCATGCGCAAAATTGATGAAAGTCCGTCAGCGACAAAACGTCGGGGTATCAGATTAAAGGCATGGGTTGATCGATATCTGAAAATACAGGATACGCGACTGAAAAATGGAGATATTGCAGCTACAACTCACAAAGAAAAAACTCGAATGGCTGCATACCTGGTTTCCCGTCTGGGAAACCACCCATTGAAAGAACTGGAAGTAAGAGACTTTGCATTAATACTGGATGAGTGGCTGGATAAAGACATGGTCAGCACAGCGAGAGTAAATCGCGGATTATGGGTTGATATTTATAAAGAAGCACAACATGCAGGGGAAGTTCCTCCTGGATGGAATCCTCCGGAGGCTACCCGTAAACCGATCCCTAAAGTAACCAGAGCCAGGCTCCCCCTGGAAGACTGGCAAAAAATTTACAACGCAACGCCTGAAAAACACTTTATCCGTAACGCAATGCTTCTTGCGATTGTTACTGGTCAGCGCCGTGATGACATTTGCCACATGCGTTTTTCAGATGTGTGGAACGAACACTTGCATATCACCCAGGGAAAAACCGGAATGCGTCTGGCGTTACCGCTTACACTACGCTGTGATGCCATTGGGATAACGTTAAAAGAAGTTATTGATGGGTGCCGAGACAGAATATTAAGTCCATATCTAATCCATAGTCGGCACCAGAAACAACCAAAGCCGATGAGTAAAGACAACCTGAGCGACTACTTTGCCAAAGCACGGGATCTGGCTGGGATAATTCCACCAGCAGGAAAAACTCCGCCAACATTTCATGAACAACGCTCTCTATCAGAACGGCTGTACCGTGCACAGGGTATCGATACAAAAACATTACTAGGACATAAAGTCCAGGCAACCACCGATCGCTATAACGATACTCGAGGTCAGGAATGGGTTAAGTTGGTTATTTGA